ACTTGTGTCAGGTTCTGTTTAATGACAGCATCCTGTTCACGTTTGACCAGTGTTTTTTCAACAAGGCTTTCCAAATCGTTCTCACTAAGACTTGCAGTGGTGTCCTGTGTCTCTGTGCTACCATTATTGTTGGGCGTTGCAGGTTGTGCTGTGGTAGTTTCAGCAGCCTTGTTCTGCAACTGTTCAAGAATCTGGGCCTGATAATCTTGCTTCTGTATATCCTCTCGCATAGTGGCTAGTTGCTCTTCAAGAGTTTTGATATAGCCATCTGCTTCGAGTTTACCTTTGGCAAGGACTTCAGGGTCTTTCCAGTTCTCTCCCTTTGCCTCTACGAGTTTCTGCAAAAAAGATTCCTGTGGTGCGGTTTCTTGTTGCGTCTGCTCTGTTACCTGCTCAGTCTGTGCGGTTGCAGCACTGTCAGTAAATACCATAATTTATTCCTTATTGTCTAAGTTGATAATATCTAGCACTTGGTTTAGTGCTCTGTTGTAGCCGATACGATCAGCCTGTTTGTACGCCCATGACGGACTGTCATAGTCAGCCGACGATGGGGATTCTTTGAGTAGAGACTCAAGAATTACTTCAAGACGAAGTAGACTTTCACGGTTTGACAGGAGAGTTTGACGTACACTCTCCTTGTCTTCTTTCGTCTTACATTGTTTGAACCAGTGAGATTTCATTTATTTCTTTTTAGGAGATTTCATTGTTTTGGTAGGTTCTTTTTTCTTAGTACCCTTACCGTATGTTGTCTTTTTTCCCATCTTATATGGCATATCAGAGTCCTTTTTCCATTGCTATTTGTTGCTCTTCTTGGAACTGAACTTCAGCTTCAGTTGCAATTCGTTGTGTTTCTAGTTGTTCTGTTACTGTAATATTCTCAGCGAACAACTTAGGCTCACCTAGTTCATCAGCTAGAAGACGAGCAAACTCTTTACCTGACAAGTGTGCTGCCATAGTTGGGTCTGACAACTTCAACTGATACAGCTGTGTCAAGTTCTGAACACGGTTAGCACGTTCTGCGTAGTGACGAGCACCCATAGGAACGATCTTACCATTAGCCATAATATCTTCTTTGGTAATCTGTTCGAAGAAATACAATCCTGTATCATCATTCAGGACACGAACTGTGTCAGCATAGTCCATGTTACGACGAGATGCTTCGAGCATAGCGTTAAGGATAGGCTCTAGGAATACACGTTCAAAGTGTGCTGTTTTGTGTTGGAAGATACGACCAGCTGCTGTCATCAACTGTTGTACTTCGAATGCTGTCTTCTCACCTGCACTACGGATACCCATAGCCTCACGAGGAGCACCTGCTAACATTTCCATTTTGTTTTCTAGGGTTTGAATTTGGAAGTCAGCATTCAAGGCTGTAGCATCAGGGGCTAGGTACCCTACGTCACCCTCTTCACCCATGTAGATACGTGCGGCAGGTTCGAAGTCGAAGTCCTCTACGTCACCTCTGATCTTAATAATCGGGTAGGCAATCTGATCGAAGACATCAGCCTTTAGGTTTTCTAGGTGGTCAATGCGGTACTGCATACCGACAAGATTATCTAGTGGCCCCATTGCGTATAGGTTGTCAGGACGTTCTCTCCAACCAGCATGGAAGATAGAAGCCTTACCTAACCAGCTAGGATTCTGTTCGTTTATCAAGACATAAGAACGATCAACGACTGTTATTATACGGTTCTTATGGAACTGACCATTCTCTGAGTCGTAGATGTCACCGTAGAAGGTTAGAAGTTCTACGTAGTTAGACTCGTAGTATTCTGACAGAGTTGCAAAGCCATCAGCTATGAATGCCTGAGACTTGGCAACATCTATGTCTTGACCTGACATGGCTGAACGGTTAGCCATCATTTTGTCAAGGATACTCTTCATATAGTTGTTGTCAACTGTCTCTTCTACCTTTCGGGCAACTTCCCCTAGGGTTAGAATAGAACGAACAACTTTAGGGCTATCTCCGAAACTTGGGGCAAGTGGGTTGAAACAGATGTCAAAGGGGCTGATACGGACAAGTTTAGGTCCAATGTAGTTGACAATACGTTCTCCATCGTCGTACTCAGTGTAATCTCTGGAGAAGTCAACTGTTGCGAAACAGTTACCATACTGGATGTAGTCATTGATTAATTTACTCACTGTGTTTTCAAAGTCAGACTGACGGATTTTATTCTCCATGTAAGCCTGAATGACATCACGTTTATTTTTTAAATCTGAGTCTTCATCGTGTGCTTGGAACTTGAACCATCTTTGCTGGGGGAACAAAGCTGAGAAGTAGTTAGCATGTAGGTTGTCAGCTATCTGTGTTAGCTTAGGTGTGGTTGTGCTGTTAGTCCACGGTAGTTTACTATTAGATGTTGTACGAGTATCCGTTGCGTAGATATAGTTACGCAGTTCTTTCCACTCTTCTATCTTGGTACGACGAGCATTATTCCACGAAGTCCAACGATCTGTGATGTCAGTTGCGAGAGCATGAGGATCAATGAAATGATCTATGTCAATAGTTGTTCCAGCCATTAAAAGGAAACTCCACCAAATCTTTTGTTAAACTGCACTACATTATCTTTTTGTTTACGTACTGCACGTGCAGGTTTGACAGCCATGTCTACAACTGAGGCTAGGGCATCAATCACATCGTCATGCGGAGGGTTACGTGACGATAGTTCTTCTTCGAGTATTTGAGTATTACCCCCACGGTAGTGCCAGATACTCAGGTTATCATATCTAGGTTCTAAGACAGAAGATATACGTTCCTGTTTATTACCTTGACTTTTGTTAGGTCTGAACTCATCGATGCTTATGGTAAGTCCATGTTGCTTGATAAGTTCTTTAAGCTGTTTGACGATAGCCATCTGTGCGACAGTTGTTTCAGCTCTGAGTTTTCTGAATGACCACTTGTTTGATAGGTGAAGGATGTGTTCGAAGTACTCAGAGATTCTGTCAGTCCTGAATCTATCGATGTCCAAGACGTAGATGTTGTTGTCTGCATCTATACCTACCACGACAATAGCTGTGTAATCAGCACGTTTACCCAAACTAAAAGCAAAATCCACCGCAGCGAAGACGTTGAGTCTATTATCTTTGTAGTAAAGGTATCCGTTTTCTTCACGAATGTGTTTTCTTTCATAGTACTGAAACTTTTCAGAACCTACAGGTACATTGTCAGGATCGGATGGATCGTTGTAGTACTGTGCTCTGAACTGTCCTTTGTCTAGGTACTGACCACGTTTCTTGGCTAAGATTTTCATATCGAAGCCGAACCATTTACCGTCCTTACGTTGGGTACGAGGCCAGAGGAACTCGCCTGTTCCATCACCTAAATCTTCTACTGGCTTCTCAAATATTTCGTAGATATTCTCTTCGCCAACCTTCTGCCCTCTTTCGTCGTACTGATCCTCGACCATTTGAAGAAGATCGTTGTAGAGATCGGCAGGATGATAACGAGTACCTACGACCCACTCTTTAGCTTCAGCACCTTCGATAGACGAGAGAAGAGAGTATTGACTTTTAACTTTATTGCGTCCTTCGCCTGTGTAAGCATTTTCGTACACAACGACATCATCCAAGACAGCAATATCACAGTGAAGTCCTGTAAGTGACGTAGTAAGGCCACCAGTGAAGACCGAAGGGTCTCTAACATTTTCTTTCCTCCGTAGTGGATGATCTAACATGATCTCTGAGTTAGTCCACCGTGTACGTTTACCTTCATCAGCATGTACGTGTTCAGGCCAGTACCTACGGTAAGTATCAGAGGTAAGGATTCCTTTGATAAACCCTAGTTGTTTTTCAGCTAGATTAGCTGTAGCTGATATGTATAGTATACGAAGAGTTGGGTTCTTTGTCAACTCCCAAGCTACACGATAGGCTATTAATCTTGACTTGCCGTGATCACGAGGGAAGAGTAGCAACTGGTGAGACTTAGAGTTTTCCCTTGTCCACCAGTTACATACATCCTCATGGCATTGCCCTAGAACTTGTTCTGGAGACACCAGCTTAATAAAGGTGACTAAGTCACTCTCAGCTGCTGTACGGATTTGTTCTAGGGTTGCCATTTTTACCTTTTTACTTTAAAGAAGAACTTTAAGCAGCACTCTCTAAGTCTTCTTCTGGTTCTTTGTTTAGTTCATGTTTTAAACGAACTACAAATGCTTCACGACCTACTTGCAGTTGTGTAAGATTAAACTCTGTTGATGCAATCTTTTGGTCTAGAGAACCGATATGATTGATACAGGCTTTAGCTTCGTTTGTAAGTTGATCTTCTGTGTATTCTACATCGTCAATCGTGATGGTCTTTTTTTCTTCAACCATTTGATTTCCTTTCTATGGTTTATTCAGCGGCCCACGGTACTCCCGCTGCGCTGGTTGGGGTTTTGTCAGCTTCAATCTTAGCAGCAATCGCCGCCTCAACATCCGCTTGGTTTGCTTCGGCTTGCGCCCATGCAATGCAGTTGGCTTCCGTTACGCTATCGTAAGCAATGAAACCATCCGCATCCGCATCTGGTGTGTGGCTAGTTGTGCCATAGCTAGACGCAGAGTAATCACCGTCTACGCCATCGCAACGCCAGTGGATTACAGTAATGCCACCGT